AAGTCCTTTAAGTTATGACTCTGATAGCATTTTAACTCTTGATAAAGCAAGTGCTGTTTATGCTCTTAAACTCACTGGAATTGGTTATAGTTCTGTCGTCTTTAATGCTGATACTCAAATTACACAAACAATTGGTGTTGGATCTACTGCTTTTGGTAGAGTTATTTCATATGACCAAAGTACAGGAGTTCTAAAGTATTGGCAAGATAGATTCCATTGTGGTTTCAATACCAATGGAACTCAAAATCCTTCACCGACTTTTGGATTTACAATGCACAGATTTACATCTGACATTGGTAGTGGAGGATCTTTTAATATTTTAGGTGGAAGTGCAACTCTTGCAATTCAAACTACATTTGGAAGTTCAAGCAATCCAGGTATTAGTACCATAATAAATAGTAGGACATACTACTTGGGTCAACAATTTATTAAAGGTGTGTCTCAACCAGAAGTCCAAAAGTATTCTGGAAACATCATTTACGTTGACAACAGACCATCAATTACTCGGTCAACAAACCAAAAAGAAGATATCAAAGTTATTTTGCAATTCTAAGGAATTATGTCTCAAGAAACCAACCTCAACGTAGCTCCATACTTTGACGACTACAATGAACCTGTAATTGGTGGTAAAGATAATAACTATTACAAAGTTCTCTTTAAACCTGGATATCCTGTCCAGGCAAGAGAGCTAACGACTTTACAATCAATTTTACAAAACCAAGTTGAGCAATTTGGAAATCACTTCTTCAAAGAAGGTGCAAAAGTAATTCCAGGTAACTTAACTTACATTCAAAATTATTATGCAGTACAAGTTGAGAGTAACTTCTTAGGTATTCCTGTATCATTATATCTTGATAATTTAGTAGGTCTACAAATTAGAGGTGAAAATTCTGGTGTTGTTGCAATTATCAGAAAAGTAATTACGTCAGAAGAGTCAGAAAGAGGAAATATTACACTTTACATTGATTATTATCAATCAAATCAAAATAATCTTTCAACAAGAGATTTTGAAGATGGTGAAAATTTAATCACTGATTCAAACATTGCTTTTGGTAGTACTTTTATTTCTGCAGGAGAAGGATTTGCAAGGACGATTGCTTCTAATTCTACTGCGATTGGTTCTGCGTTTGCTCTAGGTGCTGGTGTTTATTTCATCAGAGGTTACTTAGTTGATGTTACAGATGACACTCTGATTCTGGATCAATATACAAATACTCCAAGTTATAGAGTAGGTTTTGATGTTATTGAGGAAATTATATCAGCGGACGTTGATCCTAATCTAAATGATAATGCAAATGGTTTTAATAACTTTGCAGCACCTGGAGCAGATAGATTAAAGATAACAGCACAACTATCAAAAAAACCAATAGATTCGTTTGATTATCCAAACTTCATTGAACTTGCAAACGTAAAAGATGGTGTTCTTAGAAAAATTAATAAGAATACTGAATATAATCTTTTAGCAGATGAATTTGCAAGAAGAACCTTTGACGAATCAGGTGACTATTACATCAAGTCATTCACTACTTTCTGTAGAGATAGTTTAAATAATGGGAAAGGAAATAATGGAATTTATTTAGAAAATCAACAAACTTCCTCTGGTGTTGCTCCATCAGAAGATCTGATGGTTTATAAAATTAGTCCAGGTAAAGCATATATTAGAGGATATGAAGTAGAAACTATTTCTCCAGTTTTACTTGATGCACCAAAACCAAGAACAACTAATCTGATTCAGAATCAAGCAGTTAACTTTAGTTTTGGTTCTTCTTTAACTTTAAACAGATCTTCAGGTGCTCCATCTATTGGCATTAATACGTCTACAACTATTAGTTTAAGAAGTGAAAGGGTTGGTTTAAGTTCATATGCTCCTGCAGGAAAAGAAATTGGAGTTGCAAGAGTTTATGATTTTGCTCTAGAATCTGGTTCTTATGAACTAGAAAATCAGAATATTAATAGGTGGGATATTTCTTTATTTGATGTTCAAACATATGGTGATCTAACACTCAACCAACCTATCACGCTAAGCACTCCAACTTATATTAGGGGCGACTCTAGCGGTGCTACTGCCTTCTTAAAGAACAATGTATCTGTTGGAACTGCTCTAACAGTTTATCAAATTTCAGGAAACTTTATTAATGGAGAAAAACTAGTATTTGATAGCACAACTGATACTAGAGTTAGTATTGGTTTTACAAATTATGGAATTTCTGAAGTAAAATCACTATATGCAAATGTAGGGTCATCAAAAACTTTCTCTGCTGATACTCTACAATCAGTTTCTTCATTAATCGGTAATGGCAATGCTTCTATCTCTGGTTTTTCTGCCGGAGTTGCAACAGTAACAAGTCCAACAGTTGCTTTTCCTGGAATTGTTACTACAGGAAATCTAATTCAATATACAAGACCTAATCTAACAGTCAAATCATTTGCAAAGGTTAATAAAGTTCTAACAAATTCCATCATTATCAGTGGCGTTACAACAGTAACTGGAGTTTGTGATGGAGGAATTTCTAGTACAACAATTGATGTAAATGATCTTTCAGTTCTCTATACTCGTGCTCAGACGACTCAAAATAATGAGAGATTATTTGCTCCTCTTCCAAAAGTAAATATTGAATCAGTAGATTTATCAAATTCTTCTTTAGTAATTAGAAGAGAATTTGATGTTACCATTACCAATAACTCTACAAATACATTAACTTCTGGAACTGACCAAGTATTTTTACCATTTGATGAGGAAAGATACGTTCTTTCAAGATCGGATGGAACTCTAGAAATTCTAACAGAGGATAAATTCCAACTTACCAATGGTTCTACAGAATTAGTCATCAATGGTCTAGGTTCTAATGATGTTGGAGCAAAACTCATTGCTACCTTGAGAAAAGAATCTGTTACTTCAAAAACTAAGAGGAAGTCATTTGTTGACTCTTTAATTGTAAACAAATCAAAGTATAACTATTCTGGAACTGGATCAACTACCAAAAATGATGGATTGCTTTATGGATCATATCCATTTGGTGCTAGAGTTCAGGACGAAAAAATTTCTTTAAATGTTCCTGATGTAATCAAAATTCATGGAATTTATGAGTCCAATGATACTTCAGATCCCGTTCTACCAAATTTAACTGTAGGATCACTAGATGGACCTACAGCAAAAACTGATGATTTAATTTTAGGTGAAGAGTTTGTAGGAACTGTCAGTGGGGCAAGAGGTATCTATTCTGAGCAATTAAATAGCAGCAGAATATCTTTTGTATATCTAAATCAAAATGTTTTCCAAGAGGGAGAAGTAGTTGAATTTCTGGAATCTGGTGTAAATGGAATTGCATTCACACTAAATCAAGGAAGTAAAAATATTACGGGTGATTTCAATTTCTATAATGGACAAACTCTCACCCATTATGATTATAGTTACATTCAAAGAAAGCAAAATATAAAAGAACCAACAAGAAAAATAAAAGTTGTTTATGCTAGAGGATATTATGAAACCTCTGATACTGGAGATGTAACTACTGCAAGTTCTTATGATGGATTTAACTATGGAACAGAAATCCAGTCTGTAAATGAATTTAGAAACACTGATATATTAGATGCCAGACCTAGAGTTAGCAACTTTGTAGTTTCTTCTGGATCAAGATCACCATTTGAATTTGATGGGAGATCATTTACTGGAGGAAATCATAGTACAAGTTATGTTTTAGCGTCGGATGAATCCGAAACACTATCATTTACTTATTATCTACCAAGAATTGATAGGATTTATTTAACAAAAGAAGGAATATTCCAATTAAAAGTTGGAGAAGCTGCAGATAATCCAAAACTTCCAGAAGAAGTTTCAAATGGATTAAACATTGCAAATATTGCATTACCACCATATCTTTATGATGTAAAGGACGCTGAAGTAACTTTTGTTGACCATAAGAGATATCAAATGAGTGATATCTTTAGATTAGAAAATAGAATCAAAAATCTTGAGTATTACACCAGTTTGTCTCTTCTTGAGAATAACACAGCAAACCTGTTTATTTCCGATTCTGTAGGACTTAACAGATTCAAGTCAGGATTTTTAATTGATAATTTCTCATCTGTAGGTGTTCAAGATAATACAGTAGGTGTAAAGAACAGTTTAGATCTACAAAATGGACATCTAAGACCATCTCACTATACAACTACATTAAATCTTGAACTTGGATCAGATGCAATTGCTGGTATTGGTACAACTACAAATGCAAGTCAAGATAAAAATTATTTGAGCAATATACTTGGAACTAATATCAGAAAATCAGGAAGTGTTCTAAGTTTAGATTATGAAGATGTTCTTTGGGTAGAGCAACCTTTTGCAACAAGAATTGAAAACGTAACTCCTTATCTCGTAAAAACTTGGGAAGGATCTATTGAACTTGAACCAACTGTTGATGTTTGGATTGATGTAAATCGTCTTGAACTCAGAGACGTTAGAATGGAAGGTTCATTCCTTGGCGTTGCTGAAGCATTAAGAGCGGAAGTTACCGACCAAGCAGATGGATCAAGACTAGGTGTAAGTCCAATTATTTGGAATTCTTGGGAAACCAATAATATTCGTCAGGATCTTGGACTCACTTTAAGTGCAAGTATGTCTTCATCCTCTAGCACTACTAATGCTGGTGGTGGTAGACAAAATGTAGCAACAACAACAAGTATTAATATTGGAGGAAGTGTAAGTTTAACAACGAACTTAGACCAAGCAAGAACTGGTGTTCAGCATACTGTAAGAGAGCAAATTGACACAGAATCTCTTGGAGATAGAATTGTAAGCAGAAATATTATTCAATTTATGCGTTCCAGAAACATTCAGTTTACTGGTAGACGCTTAAAACCAAATACTCAGGTATATGGATTCTTTGATAGTGTTGACGTTAACAATTTCTGTACTCCAAAACTACTTGAAGTCGCAATGAATTCCGGAACTTTCCAAGTTGGTGAGAATATTATTGGTGTTATGCCAACAGCAGAGATTGTTGACGGTTTTGATCAAAGCACACTTCCTTATATTTCTTTCCGTCTTGCTGTTTCAAATCATAAGTATGGTCCATACGATAATCCTACCGATTTCTATGTTCAGAATCCATACGACAGAGGAAATAATATCCCCGCAAATTATTCTTCAACTAGTACAATATTAAATATTGATACTTTTAGTTTATCAAATGAAAGACAACCTGAATTCTGGGGTTGGGCAAGAACTGGAATGATCTTGAGAGGTCAGAGTAGTGGTGCAGTTGCAATAGTTTCTAATCTTAGATTAGTAACTGATAACATTGGAACAGTGATTGGTTCTTATCTTGTTCCTGATGGTAATATTCCAGGTAATCCAGCATTTGAAACTGGTAGAACTGTCTTTAGATTAACAAATAGTTCTACTAATACCAGAATTGGTGGTGTTGTAACAACATCTGCTGAAGAGATCTTCTATTCTCAAGGTGATATTGATAATACTCAAGAGGTTACACTTTCACTTAGAAATGCAAGGGTAGAGCATGAAGATTTTGAGCAGACCAGAACCTTAACTGCATCATCTGTAGA